GTTGATATGTCCCATGCAGACGATAACGAATACTCGTTTATGTCATCTCCACTTGCACCAATAACATACATCTTAGTTCCATCAGGCTTAAAAAATAAACCCTCTGGGTTAAGATCTTGTGCAGAGACAGAAAAGTTTTGCAAATAACTAGCTGTGCTTATGTCCCAAGGAGTGCTTAAGTCATATTCATTTACGTCATCACCTGCGCTTCCAAGAACATACATCTTTGTACCATCGGGCTTAAAAAACAGACCTCGTGGGTTGGTGTCTTGAGCAGTCACAGAAAAATCTTGTGAAAAACTTGCAGATGAAATGTCCCAAGCTGATGATAAAGAGTATTCATAAACTTTATCGTTATCGCCGCCCAATACATACATAACACTACCATCTGGCTTAAAAGACATTGCAAAGGGTGTTGTATCCTGTGTTGCAACAGAAAAAGCCTGCAAGTAGCCTGCTGTTGTTATATCCCAAGCAGTAGATAAATCGTACTCGTTTATATCATTTCCACCATTCCCAACAATATACATCTTGGTTCCGTCGGGTTTGAAAAATAAATCTGTTGGCCCTGCCTCCTGCGCTGCTACGCTAAACCCGCCGATGGCGTATTGGTAGACGTTGTCGTTTGCATACCCCAAAACATAAAACGCAATTCCGTCTGGATGAAAAAACACAGAAGCTGGATTTGAGTCTTGGCTCGATACAGAAAAATTTTGGACATAAGACGCTGTAGACACATCCCAAGGGGCTGATAGCGAATATTCGTTTACATCATCGCCTGTTCCACCAATAACATACATTTTTGTCCCGTCTGGCTTAAAAAATAAGCCTCTAGGGTCTATTTCTTCAGTTGCTACGGAAAAATTCTGAAGGTAGGATGCGGTACTTATGTCCCAAGGAGTGCTTAAATCATATTCGTTTACATCATCGCCAGTTCCACCAGTAACATACATTTTAGTTCCGTCAGGTTTGAAGAATAAACCTGTTGGTGTTGCTTCTTGAGTTGCCACAGAAAAGTTTTGAACGTAAGAGGCGGTACTTATGTCCCAAGCTGACGAAAGATTATATTCATTTATGTCGTCACCTACATTGCCAACAACATACATTTTTGTACCATCTGGCTTAAAAAACAAACCATATGGGGTTGTGTCCTCCGTTGCTACAGAAAAGTTTTGAACATAAGAAGCCGAGCCCAGCGTAACTAGCCAAGGCGTTGATAGTGTGTATTCATTTACATCGTCACCAACGTTTCCAGTAACATACATTTTAGTTCCGTCAGGTTTGAAGAATAAACCTGTTGGGAATGTGTCTTGCGTTGCCACAGAAAACGAATTGCTAATATACGCTGCCGTGCTTACATCCCAAGCATCTGCACCAGCATCGTAATATGCTTTACTAATGTCCCAAGCGTTAGGGTTGCCCTTGCTGGTAGTGCTGGTGAGTAACGATACTAATTCCATTATTTAATATCCGTTCCTGAGACTAATCCAAGCCAAGTGGTTCCACCGTCATACGTCACAAACACAAGCAGATCCAATCCCGATGCCGTTAGCGTAGGTGCAGTCCCGCCTACCCAGTCCACACTTGCAGGCCATGTGATCGTATAAGCATCACCGTTTGTAAGAGCAAGTGCAAATCCGCAGAAGTCACCAGAAGCCGCAGGGTTGCTAAACGTAAACGTACACGCCTGATCCAGCGTGGCAGAGAAGAAGTTGCCTGACTCTAGGTCTATCGTGCGGGTTGCGCCTGTGTTGCCTATAGCGACACCTTGGATGGCGTAATCTTCTAATACAGGACGATCTAATATCTGATCCGCACAGGACAGGGTTCCTGATAGCGTAGCTCCAGCAAGTGTTGGCGTGGTTGCCAACACAATGCCGCCAGAACCTGTGACGTTTTGTCCAAGTGCTGTTCCTACGCCTGTGCCAAAGGATGTGATACCTGTACCACCGTTAGCAACTGGAAGCGTCCCTGTGACGTTAGTAGTCAGGTCGCAGTACGTTGTAGAGGTAGACCCTGTGCCGCCATTTGCAATAGCTAGCGTACCCGCAAGCGTGATTGTTCCTGACCCCGTAATGGGGCCACCAGAAGTAGTAAGCCCTGTGGTTCCACCAGATACGTCTACAGAGGTTACAGTTCCCGTTCCCGCAATGGTGGCAAACCCGATATTGCCAGACCCGTCCGTTTTTAGAACCTGATTGCTTGTTCCATCTGTGGTCGGCAGGGTAAACGCAGTTACAAACCCCTGTAGGTTGGAATCATACGCAAGTACCGTAGTCCCGATGTCTGTGTCTACTAATACGTTAGAGCCACCGTTCTGTAGCGTTCCCGTAAAGTTCGCAGTTACAGCATCGTACTTGGCTGTGTCCGCATCGTAAGCCTGGACGGTAGAGCCAATATCCGTGGAGACTAAAAGCGTCTTGCTTGCAGGGATCGTTGTCCCGTTTAGGGTTGTAGTGGAGTTAGAGGAAAGAGTAGTAAAGGCTCCAGTAGAGGGTGTTCCTGCGCCCACAGCGGTATTGTCTACCGTACCACCGTTTATATCCGCAGTCGTAAGCACCGCAGAGGCCGCTGTGATAGAGGACGACAGAACCACCGCAGAGTTAAATGTTGCGGTTC